TCACAAATATCTGATGAGTTTGGTCAATCATATCAGCGTGAAGTTCAGTTCAAATTTTTAAGAGATTCATTAGTATCTATTGACTTAGTTCCTGAAGTAGGTGACATTATACAATGGAACAATGAATATCATTTAATTGACGCATCATATTCATATCAATACTTTGCAGGTAAAAATCCTGAATATTGGGATGGTGGTGATACTCAAGGTTTAAATGTATCTATTATATGTGATACTCATGTAACAAGACAATCAAGTATTAAATTAGTAGAAACAAGATTTGGTAATTCAAATCAAAACGATAATGAAGTACCAATAGGATTATAAGATGGCTATAAAATATAGAAATACAGATAAAAGAAAACCTCAGATTATACAGACACAATCTTCTACATCTGTTGACCCTAAGTTAAACAAGGCAAAACAAATAAGAAGAGATAAAGACAATGTAAAAAATGTTAGTGTTGGTATTTATGATGTTGATTCTGCATTTAAAACATTTTTAGAAAAAGATGTAAAACCAACTGTTGAGGATGATGGAAGATATTTTCCTGTACCTGTAATGTATGCTTCACCTGAAAAATGGGCAAGTGCACAACGAGATGGTTTTATGAAAGATGATAACGGAATGATACTTACACCCGTTATAGTTTTTAAAAGAGACAATCTTTCAATCAATACAGAACTATCAAAATTAAAAGTAGCACAAAATGAAGACGCACACCAATTTTTTGAAAGAAAATATACAAATGTAAATAAATACGACCAATTTTCAATATTGACAGGTGAAAACCCAAAAAGAGAGTTTATGTCAGTTGAAAGGCCAGATTATGTTGATTTACAATATGAAGTAATAGTTTGGTGTGATTACATGGAACAAGTTAATAAAGTCGTAGAACAAATCGTATTCTTTCAAGGTAGGTCATTTGGTGAAAGATACAAATTTGTAATAAAAGGTGATTCTTATAGTTTTGAAACGATTGCAGAGATGGGTCAAGATAGAATAACAAAGGCTACAATTTCACTAATCGCAAAAGCATATATAGTACCTGAATTTGTAGGATTAAATAACAACACAAAAAGAACAATATCAATAGGTAAAGCAGTATTTACAGAAGATAAATCACTCTCAGGATTAAAAAATGTCAAAAAGAGTGGTAATCAATAATTTTTACATATTTATATTAGTAGTAATTAAAATTTAAAGTTATGGCAGAAAAAGTATTAAAAAGTTTTTCGGAAGAAGAAAAAAAGAAAATTACCGAAATTCAAAGTAAAGTTTTATCAATCACCTCAAGATTAGGTGAGATACAATTGGCTTATTTATCATTTGAAGAGTCAATGAAATCACTTCAAGAAGAAAGACAAGGATTGATAGGAAGTTACAAAGAATTAGTAACCGAAGAAAATGAGTTAGCTAAAGAGTTGAGAGAAAAATATGGCGATGGAACATACGATGTTCAAACCAACACTTTCACACCTAACAAATAAGTATTCGTTTTGGAAATTTTTGGAGTATTTATATAAAGGTAAACCCAAAGATTTAATTTAGGAGAAAATAATGGCAGAAAGAATTGTTAGTCCAGGTGTATTCACAAGAGAGAAAGACCTTTCATTTTTACCTCAAGGTATTGGTGAAATCGGAGCTGCACTAATAGGACAAAGTATCAAAGGACCTGCATTCGTACCAACCAAAGTAGAGTCCTTTCAAGAATTTACGCAAGTATTCGGTGGATTGACAGAAGATTCATATTTACCATATACTGCACAATCATATTTAGAAGACGCAGGAACTGCGACTATCGTAAGAGTATTAGGACAGAGTGGTTATTCTGTTGAACCTTTAGTATTGAAAATTGGTACTAAAGTAGCAGCAGTAATTCACCCTACTACCAAAGTACCATTCGGTGGAGTAGCAAACTCAACAGGTTCATTTGACAAATCAGTAGTCACTAACCTAAGTGGTTCGGCAAACTCACCAACAACAGAGGTATCAGCTTCAAACTTTGCACTTTACTTAAGTGCTTCAGGTGCAATTACAGGATTATCAGAATCAGCAGTACTTGCAATACCAACCGCATCATTGAATCCAACTGCAACAAACTATATTGGAAAAACATTTGGTTCATCTCCTAAAAATGATGGGGAATTTGGTTTCCTTTATCTAAACTTTAATACTTATCAGTCGGCTTCTTTCGCAAGTGACGCCGGAGCTGATGTAACAATAGATACATTTAGAACAACTGATTATACTAAAGCATACGCTGAAGCTTCGACACCATTTATTATATCACAAGATATTGCAGGTTCAAGTAAAAATCTATTTAAGTTCCATACATTGTCACATGGTACATCGACAAACTATGAATTTAAAATAGGTATTAGAGATATTAAACCAGCTAGTGAAGTTCCAGGTTCAGAATATGGAACATTTTCTGTGATAGTAAGAAGAGTAGACACTTCTAAAATACCTAACTCAGTATTTGGATTTAATGTTCAAGATAGTGATGTTAGACCAAATATAGTAGAAGAATTCCAAGGTCTTAACTTAGACCCTAATTCACCAAACTATATTAAGAGAAGAATCGGTGACAAATATCTTACTGTTGACGCAAATGGTAAAGTTAGTTCAAATGGTGATTATCCAAACGCATCTAAACACATTAGAGTAGAAGTTGATAGTGATGTAGATAAAGGTTCAATTGACTCAAGTCTTGTACCATTTGGATTTGCAGCAGTAACATCACCACTACATAGTGGACATAATTTACCAGCTCCAACATATGAACTAACTCAGTCAATATCAAATGAGTTTAACAAAAGAAAATTCTTAGGTTATTCTTATGACTTTACAAATACAGATAACTTAAATTACTTAAACCCAACACCAGATTCAAATTCAGAAACTGTTGGTTCTAAGTTCTTACTAAGTAATTGTATTTCAAATGGAGCGGCTATTGCACTAAATGATGGTATTATAGATAATAAAAAATTCAATGTACCATTCCAAGGTGGATTCGATGGATTCGCACCAAACAGAACAGTACTTACAGGACAAAACATTGTTGCAGGTAATATGCAAGGATTCGATTTATCATCAGCAACGGCAGGTGGTACAATTGCATTTAGAAAAGCTATTAACGCAGTATCAAATCCTGATGAGTATGACATGAACTTGTTAGTAATACCTGGTGTTATCAATAGATTACACTCATCAGTAACTACTTTCGCAAAAGATATGGTAGAAGATAGACAAGACGCATTCTATATAATGGACGCAGGTGCTTATTCAGACTCTATCGCAACAGTAGTTAACTCACTAAGTTCATATGACTCAAACTATGTTGGTACTTATCATCCATGGGTTAAAATCCTTGATACAGATAAAAATAAACCAGTTTGGGTAACACCAAGTGTTGTATTACCAGGTGTTATCGCATTTAATGACGCAGTTGCAGAACCATGGTTCGCACCAGCAGGTCTTAATAGAGGTGGTTTATCAAATGTAATCGAAGTTAAATCAAGATTGACTCACGATGAAAGAGATACATTATATGAAAATAGAATTAACCCAATCGCTACATTCCCTGGACAAGGTGCAACAGTATTTGGTCAAAAAACATTACAAGCTAGACCATCCGCACTTGACAGAATTAATGTAAGAAGATTATTAATCGCATTGAAGAAGTTCATCGCATCATCTTCAAGGTATTTATTGTTCGAAAATAATACGGCAGCAACAAGAAACAGATTCTTAAGTATAGTTAACCCTTATTTAGAATCAGTACAACAAAGACAAGGTCTTTTCGCATTCCGAGTTATTATGGACGAATCAAATAATACACCAGATATTATAGATAGAAACATCTTAAAAGGAGAAATCTTTATTCAACCAGCGAAAACTGCAGAGTTTATAGTACTTGATTTCAATGTACTTCCAACAGGCGCAGCGTTCCCTGAATAAAAAATTAGATAAAGACTATTTATTAGAAAGAGAAATAGGAGAATTAAATGGCACAATTATTAGACCCAAATGAAATAATGTTCACCAACTTTGAACCTAAAATGTCAAATAGGTTCATCATGTACATCGAAGGAATCCCTGCATACTTGGTGAAAACATCAGCCAGACCAGAAATTCAAAATGGTAAAGTTACCATTGACCATATAAATGTTAGAAGATATGTAAAAGGTCGTTCTGAGTGGCAAGATTTAGCAATCACTTTATACGACCCAGTAGTCCCTTCAGCTGCACAAGCAACAATGGAGTGGGTAAGACTACACCACGAATCTGTAACAGGTAGAGATGGATACTCTGATTTCTATAAAAAAGACATCACATTTAACAGTTTGGGTCCTGTTGGTGATAAAGTAGAAGAGTGGACACTTAAAGGTGCATATATTCAGTCTGCAAACTTTTCAGACATGGATTACGCAGGTGAAGACTTAGCGACAGTAGAAATTACACTTACTTACGATTACGCAATACTACAATTTTAATATTTGGATTGTAAATAGAAATTACAAAATGATTAACCCACCCCAAAAGGTGGGTTTTTTATGCTTTTTTAAAATATTGCATTAATAATAGTCCAGTTACATATATATTATAGTACAGTACAACAATAAGATATAAAACGAGTTTTATTATGGAAAAAGAAAAATTAGAAGACGAGTACCCAGTTTCCGATAAGGACATGGTACAACAAGCTATCAAACAACACGAAGAAAAAGAAGTTCGTGACTATAAATTTCCTACGGAAGTTATAGATTTACCCTCAAAAGGTCTTATATATTCAAAAGACAATCCACTTTCAAGTGGTAAGGTTGAAATGAAGTATATGACTGCAAAAGAGGAAGATATCCTAACTACACAATCATATATTAAGGACGGAACAGTCTTAGATAGACTATTTCAATCACTAATCATCGGTAATGGTGAAGGTGAACCTATAAAATATGTAGATTTAGTTACAGGTGATAAAAACGCAATCATGATTGCAGCAAGAGTTCTTGGATATGGTAAAGACTACAAAGTAGAAGTAGAAGACCCATTTAGTCCAGGTACAAAGCAGACCGAAACAATCGACCTTACTCAGTTTGGAAATAAAGATTATGATGGTTCAAATCAAGTAGAACCTAATAAAAATGAATTTGAGTTTACATTACCAAATTCTAAAAGAAAAATTACCTTTATGGCGATGACTGAATCGAAAGAAAGAAAAGTTAAACATCAAGTAGAGGCTCAAAAGAAGGCAAATCGAAAATTAAAAGATATGACTTCAAGAGAACTAACTACAAGGATGAAAAACATGATTCTTTCAGTAGATGGTTCTGACGAACAAAAAGACATCAATCATTTCGTGGACAATGAATTATTCGCAGTAGATTCAAAGGCACTCAGAGCGTATATCAATGAAAGTGTTCCCGATATTGATTTAACATTTGAATTTGTATCTGAGGAGACCGGGGAAGAGAGAGAAATGCAACTGCCTATGGATGTCGGGTTTTTTTGGCCTTCCGAATGATTATAGAAAGCATTTACACGCTCAAATTTTTGACCTCATCTATCATGGAAATGGTGGATTCACACATTCCGATGTATATAACTTCCCAGTTTGGGCAAGAAACTTTTATGTTCAAAAAATAATTGACTTCAAAACTGAAGAAAAGAAAGAACATGACAAGGAAATGAGAAAAATGAAGGCAAAAATGCCTCGTGTCAAGAAGTAATATAGAAACCCGACATAATTGTTGGGTTTTTACATATTTATAGAATATAACAAAGGGATACATATGAAAACCATTAAAGAAAGTAAACTGAGAGAGTTACTATCCTCAAAGGGTGTTGATGAAGGGTTTATCGATAGAATACTAAAAAGAGCTAAGTTAGCAAAGTCAAAAGGACAGATGAAAGACTTAGACAATAGACTCGATAGGCTTGAAAAAGACGCAGACTACAAAAAATTAGTAAAAAAGTACGACCTTGAAGATTTTAAATTTTAGTATTTAAAAGCGGAATACAATAATGGCAGACGAAAATAAATCAATAAGAGAACAGATTAAAAAAGATAATGAGTTCAATTTAAAATTGGCTCAACAGGAAGCGTCTGTCCAAAGAGATTTGGCTAAAATTTTAAGTGATAAAGCTGCCGGTGGGAAAAAACAAAGAGAAACACAAGAAGCGATACTAAAGACTTTATCAGGTCAAGAGAGTATAGAAACTAAACTTACCACAATTGCAGAAGAAAAAGCAAAAATCTTAGATGAACAAGCTAGAACAGGTAAATCGGTAGATAAAACTTTACTTGAACAACTTGATAAAACCGAAGCAATATTAAAAGTTGCACAAGAACGAAAAGATATAGCCACAAAAAGAAGAGACCTTGAAAAAGACCTTAATAATGAACTTAAAGAGGCATTAGGATTTTCATCAGAACTTGCAGACTTGTTTATGGCAGGTGGTGTAATGGCTCTTGGTGCAAAAGCATTTACAGAAGGTATTGAAAAAGCAAAAGCAGCATTTACTGAAACATATGATACCGCATTAGATTTATATAAAACCATGGGTCTAACTGCAGGTGAAGCGGCAGGATTGGCAGGAAGTATTTCAGGAGCTTCAATGTTCTCACTAACAGTAAGTGCACAAGATGCGGCATCAGCTGCAACCGCAATGAGTGACGCATTTGGAACAACCCAACATATCAATTCAGAAACATTAAAAGATGTAGCAGAGTTAACTAATCTATTAGGTGATGGTGCAGGTGCAGTAAAACTTCAAGAAATATTTGAACAAGCAGGTGTTGACGCAAGTGACATGACATCTGAAATAAAAGATATCGCAAGTGGTGTTGGTGTCAACGCAGCTGCAGTTCTAAAAGATATGGCAAGTCAACAAAATCAAATGTTGGGATTGTCAAAAGAAGAAATCAAAATAATGGCACAAAAATCAGCTGAACTCGTTAAACAAGGTTTATCAATGGATAAACTTAGAGGAATGTCTGATAATATGTTAGATATAGAAGGTAATATTGCAGCTCAGATGAAAGCAAGAGCATTTGGATTAGGTGATATGTTGCCTGACCAACAAGCTATGACTGCCGCCGCTATGGAACTTCAATATGGTGACGCACAAAAGGGTGCAGAAATGATGGCCGCAGCTCTTAAAGAAAGTGGTATTACTGCTGCAGAGTTTGGTTCAATGGGATTCAAACAACAACAAATATACGCTCAAGCAATCGGAATGTCTGCAGATGAGTTAGGCACTATGTTACAGACTCAAGAAAAGAATGCAGAACTTACTGCAAAGTTTGGTGAAAATGGTGCAAAAGCATTTGGATTTGTTAAGGGGGCAGCTGCCAGTCTTGGTCAAGGTTTAATTGAAACAGGAAAACAACT